ACCATCAACTTGATAATCATTAGGATTTGTTAACCCTTCATTATCAGTAATGTTATTGATACCATTCATCCATCTTTCAAATGCACGATAGATTTTAAAATCTGTGTCATTTAAGATAGTCATGTTCCAAGAACCGAATGTTCTACTATCGCCAGCAAGTTTCAATTGACGACCTCTAAAGTTTACAGACACCATAGGAATATCTTGTCCTGGAATACCTGTTGCAGTACATAAGAATGATAAGTCAGATGTTTCTCCGCCAACTGATGAATAACCAGGAAAAGGCATTGTTACCTTAAACTGATTAGCTCTTGCACCGCCACCTTTAAGTCGAGATTTGAATTCATTAATGTTTGCCATTATTCTTCTCCTTTAAGATTAAGCGCCAACAACTTCAGAAAAGGCAATGCCTGTTCTAGTTGCGACAAAGTTAAGTTGAATGAAGTTAATAGAACGAGCAGGTTTGATAAAGATATCAGCCCTAAATTCGTTTCTATCAATTACATCGCCTGTATTGTTTGAATCATCACAAACAACACTAAAGTCCGTAATACCTCTACGACCTTGTACATCTCTCAAGAATGGTTCTGTAAGATTTCTAAATTGCGCTCTTGTAAATTCATCATTGAACTCAAAGAGTTGAAATTTAGCAGCTGTTGAAATTGCTTTTTCTAAAACAATAAACAATCTTCTTACATTGATTCTATCAAATGCACTTGGTTTTGTTTGAGCAGTTTTATCGCCAAACAACACAGTTCCTTGTCCAGGAAAAGATGTTACAGGATTCACTCTTGCTTTGTAGAGGTCATCTCTTTGAGTTTGGTTTGGATTAAAGGCAAGTTTTACTGCACCTCTAATTTGTCCACGATTAAACCCGCCTGGTGAAAACCATGGGTCTGCGATATTATCAGTACGAGCACATAATCCTGCTATATCTCCGTTCAAAGGAACAAATCTATAGACATCATTATATCTATCGTACATATACTTATAACCACTATCAATAACAGCATAACTTGTTGATGGTAAACCATCAGCAAATCCTACTACATTTTGAGTTTGTGTTATTGCGTTTGTAACACCAACAACATCTGTTCTTGCAGGTGAAATAAATGCCACACAATCTTTTCTTGCAGTTGCAATATCCATAACAGCAGTTGCTTTTGTGTCGCCAGTAGCGTCAGCACCTGTCTGTGAAGGACCACATAATAGTAAACTTAAATCAACATTTTCTGTATCATTAAATTTTTCGTATGCAGTTGCAATCTCTCCGTTAGTAGCAACAAAGTCATCTGTTCCACTTGCTAGTGATGTAGTAGATACCACAAATGCATCACCAATTGTATTATCAAAAGTTTGACCTTTTTTAGGAAGTCCGTCTGATAAAGTTGAAATATGATCTGCCCAGTAAATAAATTCTGATTGAGCATATATTACATTTGGATAATAGTTACTTGAGCCTTGTGCTGTTTTAGCGTCAGTTGCCTGTGAAACACCTTCGAAAGTTTCTAAGATTATTCCAGTAGTTCCTGTAATCGCACCATCTTCATCTACTACTGCAATATGTAGTTCATCATTTGAACCGCCAGCAGCTAAAACATCATCTGTTGTAGTTGGTGGGTTTGCAAAGTTAAAGAAATATTCCCATCTTCTTCTAATTAAAGCATTATCAACAACAGCGTGTCTTAATCCGCCTGTTTCTGTATTACCATTTGCAACATTAAATCTTGCAATAGTTAATACATGAGTTGAAATTGCTGTAATTTTATAATAATGTCCTGAAGGTGCAGCAGTGAAAACACTTGCATCTCCAAATTCTAGTATGTCGCCTACTTGAAATAAACTGCCGTCATCAACAGTAATTGTTGTGTCGCCAATTGCAGCAGAAGCGTCATTCACAGCACCTGTGCCAGCAGCACCAGTTCCTTGAGGTCCAAAAGCAGTAGAGTTAGAACATACAGAAATTTTTAAACTATTTCCTAATGTACCAGCTTCTCTTGCGACAAATGGTCCTATGTTTGTAATACTACCTGCGCCTGTTTCAGTTAAGTAATTGGCAAGGTAATCTTCTGTATTTTTTATTAAGACAGCAGTACCAGTTGACACAGCGTTTACAACGCCTGTTATTGGTCTTACTACCTTTAGATTATTTCCGTATCCTAAAAAGTTTGCAGCTGTAAACCATTCTTCAAAGTTATTTGAATTTGGTTTACCAAAGTTATCAACCAATTCTTTTTCAGATGAAATAGTTGTAATCTCATCAATTGGTCCTTTTTCTGCTGTGATTACTATTCCGCCTGCACTTGTCGATACGGCAGGAATAATATTCGTTAAGTCCTTTTCAGTTACGAGAACACCTGGTGATACTTGAAAAGCCATATAAGTTCTCCTTAATATTAAGTTTATTAGTATTAGTTATAACCCTTTGTTAGATATTTATATGATATAGAAACTCTACTATTCCCCTTTGCGATAAGATACCGGTTGCCATAACTCTCCAGCATCATCAAAAAATGAACTATTGCGACCATCTGGTTCATCAAGTCCGTTATCTATGAACCCAAAAGGTGCCATATCAGATTCAATAGCATTTTGTTGTTCAGTAAACATCTGACCTCGCACATCTACATCAGTTAATTCTTTGAAATATCGTTGATTTGCTAACCATGAAAATATAACTAGACACATTACTAAATCATCATGCGAACCTGCTTCAGCTTCATAAGATTTTCCTTTAGATATAAAGGTTGATAGTTCTGAAATAATTTCAAAATCATTGATAATCAGTTTATCTCCTTCAATTAAACTTTTGAGATTAGAAGTTCCAATCTTCTTGGTACCTTTGGTCATTCTCAAACCTAATTGATTACCTCTACCACTAAAACCCCCTCCTAAAACCTGTCCAGAGCGCCCTCGTTGCGTTACCATCATCATGTTGTCATATTCTAACTCGAATTGTAAATTGTCCGCCACCTGTTGTCCTAAGTCGTTTATCTCTATTAGCACAAATGAATTGTTGTAAATCTTTGCTACTTTTTCTATGATACTTGGAAAGACAAGAGGTTTGATTTCATTATCTCTAAACTTTGCAACAATCTTATAAGGTGATTTTGTAACATTTAGAATAACAAATGCTGAGTAATCACTAGAGATACCTCTTGATACATCAACTGTAGTTACATATATATTATCTTTTACAGGCATCTCATAAACATCAAGCCCCATAGGACTCTTTTTAGGGTTTACAACTGCCATTGTTTTTATTTTACTTGCATTAATAAGTGTATCAACACTACCTAAAAACTCACACTCAAACTCTGTTTGAAATTGTGCCTCACTAGTGTTTCTTATTGTCTGTTCTTTCCATGCCTCATCACGACCTGGCACTTCACTCCAATGTACTTCAACTGGTGCATAATCATTTCTTTTGTTTGTTGCATCCATCCACATTTTATAAAACATATTCATACCATGTGGTGTAGATACGATCATAACTTTTGATGTTTTACCAGATGATATTGTAGGATAAACTGAACTAAAAAATTCTTCGGCTATATTGTTGGGTACATAGGCGAACTCATCTAAGAATATTATGTTAAAGGTACTACCACGAACAGCACTAGAAGAAGTACTTGCCGCTACAATTCTACTTCCGTTTTCTAATTCGATTGAACCTTTGTTCCAGTTGAGAACGCCTTGTTGCATCCATTTTGGTAAGTGCTCGTAAGCCAATTGCAATCGCCCTAACAAATCTCTTGCCGTAGAAGATTTATTTGCTAGTATTGCAACATTCACATTATCGTTAAATAATACATAATGTAAGAGGTATGAAACAATGATAGTTGACTTGCCACTCTGTCTAGGTAATTTACATATTGTAAACCTATTTTCGTGAAAAGTATCTACCATGCCTCTCTGAAAATCATACATCTCAAAAGGTACAAGACCTTTATCAATTGTAACAATCTTCAAATAGTTTTCTATAAAGTATTTTGGGTCATCTAAACACTTAACAACTTCCTCAATTTGTTTTTTTGAGAACCTTGATTTTGTATGACTTTTTTTTAAATTAGGGTTACCTAAATATTGATCTACTCTATTCATTTGATTTTTTATAATCCGCTTTGTTCATAAATACATACATCTTTTCACCAAGTAGATTACCACTATCATAATCTGAAGGATAATGAAAACCTGCTTGTACTCTTCCGTATCCACCTTCATTGCCTGCTTTAATTAATCCTGCTTCGTGTTCTGGAAATTTACCTCCAACATACTTTGCAACTAATCTTGCTTGAGCTGCATGACCACTAGGATATGATGCCGTTTTGTTTGTTACACTTGGTAGAGTATTAAGTGTTTTATCTATTTCAATAGGTCTCTTTCTGTTAAATTTTTCTTTAAAATAATTAATAATAGGTGTTGCTTGTTGAATCACATCTTCAAACTCACCTTTGTGAAATATTAATCCGTTTTCATCACAGTAAGTTCTGATTGCATAGAAAGGAACTCTATCGTGATCCATAACTGACTTAACATCTTTTGCTGTTCTTATAGCAACAATTCTCTTTACCTCTTTGGCCTCAGCAACATCATCAGTTGGTGGAGGAGGAAGAGTAATATTTTGCTCTAAACCTTTTCTAAAAAATTCCATTTACTTTTTCTTCTTTAATAGTTTTGTTAATTCAGTTGTTGAACCTACAAACAATGCATTAGTAACACTCTTAGGACCTGTATTTGGCACATCTTTAATCTTCTTTAACTTCTCTTGTAAGTCTAAAAGATTTTGAGATACTTCACTCACAGTTTTAATTAGTTGACCTGCAACTTCGTAAGCACGAGGATGTTCACCTTCTTTTGCTATATTCAGAATACCGTCAATTGCTTCGTTGCCTTTTTCAATTAACTTATAAAGATTTGCTCTACCAGTTTCAAAATCAATATCAGGATCTTTATCTGTTGGTATTACGATTTCTTTTTTTTCTTCAACAACCTCTATCGGCATAACCTGGGTTGTAATATTCAGAACTTCATTTAGTTTATCATCTATTGTACTCATAATTATTTGTCATCACCGGTTGCCTCATCATAATTTAATCCATCATTAAAGAAATCAAGGGTTGTTGTATATGTATATGTATCATCTTTGTCAGCTGATGTTGGATTAGGTGTAACCGTAACCCTTTCACTTCTTGAAGGTGATTTATCAGATGTATCAGTATATAAATCAGCAGAAACTTTTTTGATTACAGCACTTGTACTAATTGGTCCGTACAGATAAATCTTTGCTGTGAAACTTAAAGTATATGTTATTCTTCTTAATGTTGTTAGTGAGCCTGTATAACTATCTTCATAATTAACACTCTCTAATATAAAAGGTATATCTCTTGTTGTATCCATCGTAGTACTTTCAATCATTGTTACTGTATAATCAGGTTGAAAGTAAGGAAGTATTTGTTCTATAATTTGCAAACCATCATCTGAAGTAGCAGTAAAAACATTTAACTCAAAACTTACATCATAAGGAACAGGAGAGTATTGTGTATTTAATTTTGTAGTATCAGCATTTTCCGTAACAACACCCACTCTTTGATTCTTATTTAATTTTCTTGAAGCATCATAGGCATATCCTGTAATATCAAATGCCATACGAGGCAAAGTAATTGCCACAGAGGAATCATCTCCTGTTAAATCTGTATTCTGTTCTAGTCTTGCAATAAACTTTTCTTTAGGAGAATACGATAAAGGTACTCTAATACTCTGTAAAGGATTGCCACTAGAATCTAATCGTTTAATATTAATATTATTAAAGATTGTACCAAAGGCAATTACAGTATTGCGAATTTGTTTATGATAAAAGTGTTGCCCAAACATTAGTATTCGTCAACCTCTCCAAATGGATTTCTTTCACTAAAATCCAATATATCATCTGTTGTGGATGATGTGTTTGTTCCTGCAGCAGTTTCAAAGGCTTGCCCTTGATCCACAGGTTGTTGTGTTGCCATTGTAAAGTCCTCATTGATAAAGTAATCAATTGCACCAACAGTACTTTCTAATACAAAGGCACCAGTTTCATTTTCTAAACTAAACTGAAACTGCATAGTATCTACTGATAAAGAATCCTCTGTACTATCAATTGTAGCAATACCAGTATCAAGTCTTTCAGAACCATATTCCCATTTAGTACATGATAACTTATAAGTTGGCAAAGCATTCTGTTGATAGAATGGTTGTTCGTGTTCTACAAACTGTATTTCAAAAAATGCATTTGTTGTAGGAAAATAAACTAAGTCGCCTTCGTTAGGTCTTAATGATGTTTGTAAATCTGTGTTATTAGATACTAAAGTTTCCCATCTTGATTTAGAAACAGTAAATGTAATATCATCTCTTAACTCTAAACCAAACTTCTTAATGATTTCTTGTTCGCCCATATATCCATCAGTATTATCTACATACATTTCTATAATATATGAATCATCAAAAGAGCTTGCAGGATCCTCACCAAAGATTGTATCTTTGTTTGCTAACTTTCTTGGTAAATAATAGACATCTTGGCCGTATATCTTAAGCTGTTCTATAATTAAATCTTCATATAGTCTTTGCTCAGATGTTGTGCCTGTGTCGAAATAGACATTAGTTGGCATTTATTATCCTTGTTGCATATGGGCAGGTTCTTCGTAGTTACTTCTAATTTCTTCTTCTAACTTTTGCTGTTCAGCAATTGCCGTAGAAAATAATTCAGGTCCGTTAAGAGTAACTCCACCCAACATTGCAGTACCCGAAAACTTTGAAAGATTTTGTCCCCATTGTCTTTTGATTAAAGCTGTTGTGTATCTTTTTAAATATAGGTCATCAAACATATCTACATTACTTGCAGGATCTAATCTACGAAAAACTTCAAAAATTAAAAATTCACCAACATTAATATCATTACTCCAATCCATATCAAGAAACAATTTGTTTGATAGATGATTAAATCTCATTGGTTTTTCGCCTACTAATATGTGGTCAAGAAAATCTAAGTGTTTCATTGTCATTTCATAATGCACAATACTTGTAGATGAAAAATCGTATAGGTCGTTTAATCTTAACTGATATCTAACATCAAACATATTTAAGTTTGCTCTGTCAGATAAAGGAAATACATTGACAACAGAAATTACTGTAGAAGGTACTACAAGAAAATTATTACCTTGTTTCCATGTTGTAGTTACAGAATCAGATGTTACTGATTCAGATGTATCTGCGGTCATACGAGTAACATCAGCAGCAGTTACTTGATATTTTAAATACATTCTTTCAACACCATCAACATGGTATTGAGCAAAATATTGTACTGCTTCATCTATTCTATCGTCAACCTGGTCATCATCAACATTTATGTCGATTACAGGTTTACCTAATGCTCTTAAACAATACTCTTTTAATGTTGCTTTTGTACTTGGTACGGCCATATTTTTTCCTTGTTCTACTATTTATCTAGTTACACTCGGTGTAACTGTAACTCTTCCTTCAATTCTTCTGGTAACCAAACCACCACTAGTAGTTGTTGTTAAATCCCAAACATATCGACCTTCAGTAAGAGCTGCTGTTACGGTATCCGTTAATGTAATAGACGTTGTACCATCAGTTGCACTTACTATTGCTGTCGTAAAACTTGTTGCACTAGTTGATAAGTGAGTTTTTCTTAACTTACTCGTTACTGTTTGACCAGTCAAATCCACTACTGTTCCTGCAGAATCTTTAACAGTTAAAGTTTCTGTATAGTCAGCGTCTTGGTCAATAGTAATGTTTTGTATTGTTGCCATTAATCAAATTCCTATATATTTAGTCTAGTTTATTAACCGTCATCTCTTTCTTGTCTTGTTTTATAATCACTTCTAGCAGTGACCAAAGCAACAAAGTCTGCTTGATTGCTTGGAATAGCATCCGTAAAATCAGAATCATCCATTAATCTTGTTGTCCATTCTGTTCTAAATCTTTTCCAACAATTACTAATCTTGCCATTTACTGCGGCTTCTACCCAATCTTTGAGTCCTTCATTATCACTTCCAGTTTGTGCTTGTGCGGCAACTACTTTTGCTTTTAAATCACTATATAATATTTTTTCTTGTAAGTCTGTTATTTCTATTGTTATTGTTTTTGCCATGTTAAATCTCCTTTAAGATTAATTATTTCGTTTAGCATATTAAAGCGCCAGCAAGAAAAGTGTAATCTGGATCATTTGATAAAGCATTAGTTTGGTTATCTCCACCTTTAACCATCTTTACAGTATCATTTGCATCCATATCTACAAGTTGTGCCCCTTGTGCATCTATAAATGTGTCTGTGTAAACAGAATTATCAAAATCAACTCTGTTAAAGTAATAATCTCTATTACTAGCATCCATTTTAGTATGCATTAGTTCTCCAGCACCATAGTTTGTAAATGCAATGCCAAAAGTAATTAAGTATGTGCCTGTTACCGGTGCTGTAAATGAACCACTAGCAAAATCAGCATTTTTATCATATCGTTCTGTAACTCCAGAATTGAACATAGTATGACCCAAGGCAACATTTATTGTGCTAGAACCATCACCTGAAACAAGAAAACTTGGTTGTAATGGTTTGGTTACATGACCTGCACTATCAATTTTTAAAGAATCTGCTAAAGCATTAACTTTAAAATTCATACTGTTATCATCATGGTTATATCTAATTTGTCCTATATCATCATCCCCACTATCGCCAAAATAAATACGACCGGCGTCTGATGTACTAGATAGAATTGACATTCCACTATTAGCAT